GCTGCCCCTCCGAGGCCCCGACAGGAGCCTCAACTAATGGCGTACCGTGGCAGGCTCAAGCGCGGCGCAGAGGTCGACCTTGCCGGCCTGGCGCCCCTCGACTCTATCCCCGAGCTCGTCCCCGCATGGTCACGACCACCGTGGGCTGACCAGTGGGAGCACGCGTGGCAGCAGGCCGTCGAGGGGGAGCGCGTTAGAGGGGTCGTCGTCGTGCCAGTGAGGCATGGGAAAACTTACTCTTTTTGCGCCATGGCCGCTTGGGCATTGGTTCAGAATCCGGCCTTGACGATTGCATTTCTCACCTATTCACAGAAGCTCTCCGACCGTTTTTCTCGCGTCATGAGAAACTACGCAATGGCGGCCGGCGTAGAGCTATCGGCCGACCATAACCGGATTGAGGAATGGCGCACGACGGCCGGCGGTGGCGTCCTAGCATCGGCCGTCGGCGGCCCGATTACCGGTTACGGCGCGAACATCATCGTGATTGACGACGCAATCAAAGGCCGTGAAGACGCCGAGTCCGAGTCGATTCGAGACAAGGTGTGGGACTGGGCAGTAGACGATGTGTACACGAGGCTTGAGCCGACCGCTTCGATGTTCTGGATTGGCTCAAGGTGGCATGAGGACGATCCAATCGGGCGCGTTCTCCGGGGGGATCTTCGCGGGGATCCTTGGAGCCTGATTCACTATCAGGCAATCCGCGAAGAGAACGGGCAAGAGGTCGCGCTTTGGGAGGACCGCTTCCCGCTTGACGAGCTCAAGAAGCGACGAACGGCGTTCGGCGGGGCGGAGTCTCGCACGTGGCTCAGCCTGTACCAAGGCGTACCTCGGCCAAGCGAGGGCACGCTTTTCCGAGGCGCGACGTTCGACGATTCTTTCCCGGAGTTCGCATGAAGATCGCAGGCTCTTACCGTTCAGGTTCGCCAAAGGGTTCACGCGAGGACGATTGGCACGACACGCCGCCCGAGGATGCGAGGCGAGAGGTCGTGTCCGGGTATGACACGGCGATCGGCCTTGACCTCAGCTACAGCGGCTCGGGCGATTCGGCGGCCGTGTGCGTCGTGTCTCGGGAGGCGAAAGACGCACACGCGGACCGCTACTATGTGCGAGACATTTGGAGCGGGCCAAGGGAACTCCGATCGCTCCGCGTGACGCTGGCGGCCTATCAGGCGCGCTTTCCTGACGCGCAGCTTGTCTCCTATGTCTCCGGCATGGAAAAGGGCGTGCTTGGCCTTTTGGCCGAGGAGAGCCGAGACCCGGACGGTCGGCCAATCCCGTCGTTAAACGTGCTCCCGATGCTGGCCACCGATAGCAAGGTCGCACGAGCGGCGGGCACGATCGAGCTGTGGAACATGGGGCGGATCGTGCTTCCGCATCGCGAGTGGGCACGGGACCTCGCGCGTAAGGTGCAGTCGTTCGACGGCACGCCCAGCGGTTCAGACGATGAGGTCGACGCGCTTGTGTCGGCGGTCGAATACCTGCGGCGGGTCGGCGGAGCGTCCGTCGGAATCATGACGGCTCGGCGCACTAGCCGTTAGGGCTTGCACTGTGCTAGCTGCGCCGCATGGCTGACCCTATCCCCGGCCCGATTGCGCCTAGCGCCACGCCCGAGCGGCTTCCTCAGCCGGCGGATATGTGGACGATGGAACGCGCGTACACTGCGCCGCGTGACCCTCTCGACGAGCCGGCCGATCCGCGCATCGTTTACCGCGACCTCCCAACGACCGTTGCCGTTGAGTGGTCTCCGGATCTTGTGACGCAAGCGCTCATCCGGCACAACCGAGGATTTTTCGATGGGTCTTCGCTACTGCTCGACGCAGTGATGGCCGACCCGCGCGTGCAAGCCACGCTGCACGCTAGGACCGCTGGCCTGCTCGGTCGCCCGTGCCGGTATTACGCGGCAGAGCATCGAGACCAAGCGAAGGCCAACGAGGTCATGCAAGCGTGGTCGCACGAATTCCAGTTTATCGCTTCACGCGCAACGCTCGGGCAATTCCTTTACTGGGGCATCGGCCTTGGCGCCGCTCCCGCCGAGCTTCGATGGGATACATCTCGCGAGCTTTGGCGCCCCGAGCTGAAGGTCTGGCATCCGCAATTTCTGTGGTTCAACATCGTCACGCGCCGATACATCGTCTCAAGCCTCGACGGCCCGCTTGAGGTTGACCCAGGGAACGGGCGTTGGCTCCTCTACACGCCGCACGGCTCGTACCGTGGATGGATGCAGGCGGCGGTTAGAAGCATCAGCGTGCCTTGGCTGATTTGGCAGCTCGCGCAAAGGGACGCGGCTCGGTTCTCCGAGGTCCATGGATTGCCGATCATGAAGGCCGTTGTTCCGATTGGAGGCGACGCGAACCTTAAGCGCCGATTTATCGAGGCCGCGTCGAACCTTGGGCAAGAGTCGGTCGTCATGACGCCTCAAGGCATCGACGGTTACAAGTACGATCTTGAGCTCTTAGAAGCGACCGATCGCAGCTTTGAAGCGTTCTTCAAGCTCATGGATCGATGCGAGCAGAGCATCACCATTACCATTCTTGGTCAAAACTTAACCACGCAGGCAACGGAGGGAAGCTTTGCCGCGGCGCGTGTCCACGGCGACGTGAAGCAGACGATCCTCGAGCACGACGAGGCAACGCTCTCTGCGCTTATCTACGAGCAGATCGCGCGGCCGTGGGCGCTTTGGAATTTCGGCGACGCTGATTTGGCGCCGCGCACGCATTGGGATGTGCGTCCGGTGGAGGACATGAACGCCCGAGTCGCTGTCCTTCGCGACTTCGCGCTCGCTTGCCAAGCGCTCACGACGTCGGGCGTGAAGTTTGACCCCGGAGCCCTTGCCCGAGAGTTCCGGCTTCCGATTGAGTCTCAAGAAGTCGCACGGCCGGAGCCAATGGCGCCAGGGGAAAAGCTCGCATGAAAACCAAGACCTTCGCTCGTTCCGTTGGGCCACGACGCGGCCCGATGGCTCTTGACCCCAGGGCTCTAGATATTGAGTACGAGCACGACGAAGACCGCGGCGCGTACATCGATCATGCGGACATTGACGAGGGCCTAGCGCACGTCGACATCCGAGGACCGCTCGCGCAGTTTGCCTCTTGCTATTGGGATGGCTACGACGAGATCATCAAGCGCTTTCACTGTGCGATTGAGTCGCAAGCGGCGGGCGTGTTCGTGACCATCGGAAGCCCTGGCGGAGAAGTCGAAGGGCTCTACGAGGCGTGCCGGGTCATGCGTCAGATGGCATCGAAGAAGGGTAAGCCGGTCGTCTGCTACGTCGACGAATCGGCGTATTCGGCGGCCTACGCCATCGCTTCTATTGCTGACGCGATCTATTTGCCGCCTGCCGGCGGAGTCGGGTCGATTGGCGTGATTGGTGAGCTTGTCGACTTATCTTCCGCGAATGAGGCCGCAGGCGTGCGCGTAGAGGTCATCGCCAGCGGAAGCGAAAAGGCAGACGGAAATCCCGCGATCCCGCTGACGGATGCCGTCATTGCTCGAGCGCAAACGCGAGTCGACCAGCTAGCCGGGCTGTTCTTCGATTGGATTTCGGCTCGCCGAGGCATGAGGGCAAGCGAAGTGCAAGCGCTTGAGGCCGCGTGCGTATACGGTCCCGCGGCAATCGCGGCCGGCTTGGCTGACGGAATCCGGTCGCGCCGCGGCGCGATTCTCGCGGCGCAAGCGCTCGCGGGGATTGCTCCCGCCGGTTGACACTGCGGCCGCTTGTGCCGTAGCTGCCCGCTGGAACCCTTATGGGAGGAAATATGAGAATCAGTGCAGCCGACGCACGCGCAGCTTTGCAGGCTGCGCTTGAGACCCAGAACCCGGCGCTCATTGCCGCCGCACGCTTGGCGCTCGCTTCCGCAGAGGACGGCGAAGACGAGAGCGTTGACGGCAAGCGCGCCAAGAAAATGAAGAAGGCCGAGGCCGAAGAAGAGGAAGAGGCCGAGGCCGAAGAGTATTCCGAGGGCGAGGAAGAGCCCGACGGAGACGAAGAGCCTGAAGAGGAAGATGCCGAGGAAGAGGAAGAGGCCAAGACGGCCAAGAAGCCTTTTGGGAAGGCCGCGTCGGCTGACGTGTCGCGCCTCCTTGCCGCTCTCGGAGCGAAGAGCATGTCTGAGGCTATCGGCCGAGCCGCCGCCGCCTCTGAAGCAATGGCGACCGTCGACGCCTTGTCCAAGCGCGTGAAGCGCATGGAACAGGACAAGAAGTCCGCCAAGGTCGATCGCATGTTTGCCTCCGCGCAGCGCGACGGCCGCGTCACACGCGCCGAGGTTTCGCATCTAAAGGCCGCATACAAGGGCCGCCCGGTTGCCGAGCTTGAGGCGTATCTCGCCGCCAAGCCTCGCGTCGCGAATCCTGATTTCGCGCAGGAGACGGCGGCTCACTATCCGAGCGCACCGGTCTCCGGCGGCGTCAACTTCACGACTCCTCACGCATCGAAGGCGATTGCAGCCTTCGGCGTAACCCCTGAGCAGGTCGCCGAGCGCGCCGCTGCTCGTGGCATGACGATCGCTTTCCCCGGAGGTTCCAAGTGAGCGCGACCACGACTCCCCGCAACACCGATCGCTTGCTCGCTTCGTCGAGCCTATTCCGCGCCTTCCCCGTCGCCGCGAACGTCGTTGCTTCGTATGGCTGGCTTGCGATGATGGACCAGTCCACCGGCTTCGTTTCCGTCGGCGGAAGCGGCTCGGGGTATATCGGCGTCGGCCGATTCGCTGGCCCCGTAGACGCCACGGGCCTTGCCTCCGGCGAGGCGTTCGTCGACGTCGATTTCGGCGTGTTTTACTGGAACAACATGGGCGGAGCCGATGCCGTGACGGCCGCCGATCTCGGCAAGGTCTGCTACGTCGAAAACAATCAGACCGTCCGTATCACCGACGCGAGCGGCGCTCGTTCGGTCGCTGGCATCGTGTATGAGGTCCGCGCAGACGGCCAAGTCGGCGTGCGCATGGATCCCACCGCTTACCCTTCTAACCCCTGAGGATTTGAACCATGGCACTCGCACCCATTCCCGGTTTCGGTAATCAGGGCTTCGCCGAGGCGAACGACGCTCTCGCTTTTTTCCTCGCCTTCGACACGGCCTTTTCTCAGGCTTACGCGACCACGCCAGTTTGGCGCGGGCAGATTGCAAACGACCGCCCGAGCACGACCGACTCAGAGCTCTACGGCTGGATGGACCGCATTCCGGCCATGAGCCCTTGGGTTGGCTCCCGCGTCGAGCATGGCGTTCAGAGCGAGACCCTTCGCGTGAAAAACCGTCCTTTCGAGGACACGATTTCGATCAACAAGTGGCACCTCGCGGACGATCAGTACGGGCTCTATTCAATGCTGCCCGCTCAACTTGGAATGCAGGCCGCCAAGTGGCCCGATTACCAGATCGCAGCAGCGATTCAGGACAACATCATCGGCACCGACGGTCTGAGCTTCTTCAACTCGGCTCACCCCATCGACATCTACGCGCTCTCTAAGGGCACCTACAGCAACGATCGCACGTCGTTCGGCCTCACTCCGACGAATCTCGCGACCGTTGTCCAGGACATGATGAGCCGCCGAGCCCAGGACGGAACGCCCCTCATGGTCGTCCCCGACACGCTCATCGTCCCGCCCGCTTTGAAGTACACCGCGATGAACATCCTCAACGCGGCTTTCATCGCGCCTCAGACGGTCGGCGGCAACACGCAGGTCGGCCCGAACGACAACGTACTCAAAGGGCTGCTCAATCTCGTCGTGCTCCCCGAGCTCGCCGCGGGCATGAGCTTTCCGACGTTCGATCCGCAGACTGGCGAGAAGATCGTCAGCTCGGGCGGATCGGATGCAAAGTGGTACGTCGGCGCGCTCGGCTCGGCCGTCAAGCCGATCACGTGGCAGATGCGTCAGGCGCCGCAGATCATCAACCGAACGGATCCCCGCGACCCCGCGGTGTTCGACCGCGCTTCCTACATCTACGGCATTGAAGGCCGCGGGGCGCCGGTCCTCACGTTCCCGTTCCTCATGACTCGCTGCTCCGCCTGAGCAGCAGGTTGACCGAATCAAGGCCCGCTAGGTCATCCTAGCGGGCATCTTCGTTTCTGTGCTAGCTGCTTCGAATGGCTCAAGCGTACATCTCGAAAACCGACATTGAGCGATTTGGCTTGAATGGGTACGCGCTTGAAGGAATCCCGGCGCAGACCATCACCGACACGTGTCTTGCTGTGAGCGAGGAGGCCGACGCTGCTTTTCGAGCGCGGTACAATCTGCCGCTCTTGTCGTGGGGGTCGGACGTGCGCGCGTGCCTTGCGAAGATCGCGGCGTACGAGCTGTTGGTTGTGCGCGGCTTCAATCCCGAAGTGAGCGCGGATCAAAACTTGGCAATCCGAGCGGCCGACGCTCGAGCTTGGCTACGCGCCGTAGCTCGGCAAGAGATGCAGCCGAACGTGGAGCCGAGCCCGCCTCAGGTTCCAGAGTTCGACCAGCCTCGGATCACGACATCTCAGCGGCTTTGGACGAGCTACACGCGAAGGGCGATCGGCTAATGCCGAAGAACACCATCACCGGAAACTTCCAAGCGCTTCGCGACGGCATTAGCAAGATCCGTCGCATCGGAGACGTTGGTCCTGAGCTGTGGCAGAAATGCGCTCCGGTGATTCGCGCCAACATTGAGGCGCAGTTTGCAGCGGGTGTGAATCCCTACGACACGAAGTGGAAGCCGCTTGCCCCCGCGACGCTGAAGAAGGGCCGAACGCCTCCGCCGCTTACCGATACCGGCGAGCTTCGCTCAAGCATTCGAGTCACAGCGAACGGGTACACGCTGAAGGTCATCGCGGCGGACCTTGTTGCAGGGATGCATCAATGGGGCACAAGGCGAAGGAAGAAGAAGCCATCGGCGATGAAGCGCGGCGGACAGATTGTCGGCACGCGCATTTGGTCAACCGGAATGCCTAAGCGACAGATTCTCCCCGACGGCCGGATTCCGGATAGCTGGCGAAGGCAAATCCGCAAGATCGCCCGAGAGATCATGTCTGAAAGACTCGGCCGCAAGGTCGGCGTCCGGGAGCTCAAATAGATGCTGGCCGACTTCTTCGAGGGTATGCAGACCGCCATCGCGGCGCGTGGTTTCACGGGACCAGTGCAACTCGGATCGCGCTACCTTGCAGGGCAAACGAGCCCGCTCGCAGGTCGCGTTGTGTGCGTACTCGGTCGCGAGACCGTCGGGCCTCCGACCCGCGTGGGCGGCAACCCGCGTCAAAGACTTACGCGCTATGGGTCGCTCACGATCCATTGCTGGGGGCCAGTCACATTTGAAGCCGGAGGCGCGATCAACGATGTCGCGTCCTTGCGAAGTGCCGAAGCGCTTGTCTCTACTGTGGCGAACGCGGCGCGAGACATCGCGGCGGGCACCGTGATCATTAGCGAGGTCGATTGGACTCCGAGCGAGGAAGTACCGGTCGGGAAGGCCGGATATCTAGCGGTGATGCAACTCGCCGTGGAGATCCCGATTGTGGACGTCACGTACCCATTCGCGCCTAGCGCGCCCGACCAGCCAGTTCCGGCGGTGTACGACTTCTTCGCGCCTCCTGCTGGGCAAGAGACCTCGACCGGCCCGACGTGCGGCTCAGAGCCTTGACGAGCCACGCGGAGGCGTCGTAGCTGCGCAGCATGGCAGCTCCCAAATTAACTCTGACGGTTCAGGACGGCGGACTTGGATCTGCCATCAACACGGATCGCCTCATCGCTTGCTTCGGCGTTTCGTCCGATGGCGACGCGGGCACCCTTACGCAGTTCACGGATCCCGCATCGCTTGTCGCGGCCTACGGATACGGCCCAGGCGTGAGCCTTGCTTTGCACGTGCTCGAGGCATCGGGGCAGCCGGTGATCTTCGGCAAGGCGTCGAACGACGAGGACGCAATCAACGGAGCCGTGACCAAGGACGGAGCCGGCGCGTCGACGATGACGTACGCGAAGACCGACGGGACGAAAGACTACTTCGATTCCTACGAGGTCATCGTGACCATCGCGACCGGCGGCACCGCCGGCACGACGCTTTGCCGCGCGACCGTGAGCATTGACGGCGGCACGACTTCGCTCGGCACCTTCGCGATCACGACAAGCGCCCGCACTATCGTTATTCCGAAAACCAACATTACGTGCACGTTCAGCGCCGCGACGCTCGTTGCCGGCGACACATATGCCTTCTCCGTCGTGGCTCCCCGAAGCACGGCGCTTGGCGACACGGCCGGCAATCTGACGCAGCTCATTGAGCAACTTCAGGTTTTCGCCGCTCAGAATGGCGGCATCTATCCCAGCGTGATCGTCGACGCCGACTATCGAAGCGCTGCAAACGTCGCCACGATTCAGACCAAGCTTGAGGCCGCCGCCCTTGGATACGAGTACGCTCGCCTGATTACGTCGGCACGCCCGGCGGATACAGAAGGCGGGGAGACTCAAGCGGAATGGGCGGCGGACATCAGCGACGACTTTGCATCGACGAACGCGATCCGCGTGTGCGTTGGCGCCGGTCTCGCGAAGGTGCTCGACCCTGCGACGAGTGCTTACCTTTGGCGCACCAATGCCTTTGCGCTCGGCTCCCGCGCCGCAGGCACGCAGGTTCACCTTGATCCCGCTTGGGTTGCGATCGGCGCCTCGCCTCGCGTTCTTGAGGTGAGTTACGACGAGCGCACGCGGGGTGCTCTGCCGAGCCTCGACAATGCGCGCTTCTCAACGATGACAACGCAGGTCGGCCTCACCGGCTACTACATCACCAACGGCCGCCTGATGGCTCCTCCTGGGAGTGACTATCAGTACATTCAATACGGCCGCGTGATGGATAAGATTTGCCGCACTACGTACGGCTTCTTCATCTTGCGCCTTTCGCAAAACGTCCGGCTTAACGCCGGTACCGGCTACATCCTTGAAACTGACGCGCAGCAGATTGAGCAAGGCGCGACGGCCCGGTTGAAGTCTACGGTCCTCAGTGATGGCAACGTGTCGGCCATCGCTTGCACCGTAAGCCGCACGGATAATCTGTCGATCCCCGGAGCCCCGTTCCACGCGACCGTTCGCGCGGTCCCGCTCGGGTATCTGAAGCAGATCGATATCAACCTGTTCTTCTCCGCGACCCTCTAAGGAGCCATTCCATGCCGCTTACTCTTCCAGCCTATCCGCTCATCAACGGGCTCCGTCCTGATTGGTCGTCGATTCACTTCACGCCGAATCTCCCCGACGGATCCGCGGAGCCCATCGTCGGAATCAAAAGCCTCAACTACAAGGTCGAGCAAGACCCTGTTGAGGTGTACGGGACCGGCCCTACGCCAATCGGCCTAACTCGCGGAACCGCCAAGTTCAGCGGCGATCTTGAGATGTATATCCAGGAGTTCTATGCGTGGGTCGAAGCGGTCGGCCCGGACTTCGGAAGCATCCCGATTAACATCACCGTTAGTTATTCCGAGTCGGCTTTCACGAAGACCGACACGCTCATCGGGTGCCGGTTGATCTCGCCCGAGGCTTCGCAGTCTCAAGGTGCCGACCCGCTGACGCGCAAGTTCTCGCTCAAAATGATCAACATTAGCTTCAACGGCGTCACGGCCGTTGAGGCCGCGGGCGCGATCTACGAGTTCTAACCAAGGGCCGGGACATTCGGCCCCGGCGCCTATTGCAACGAAGGACACCTAAGGAGCACGAAGTGCCGCTACCTACTGTTAGTGACGAACAGCTTGAAGAGATCCGCATTAGCCACCCTTCTGCGTTCCGCGTGAGCTACACAAGCGCACACGGGAAGCCCATGGGGGATGTCGTGTTTCGCATCCCGACTCGGGTTGAGGTGCGGCGCTTCAAGGATTCGGCAAAGCGCGGGACCGACACCAACTGGATCGTTTCCGCGTGCCTTCTCTCGCCCGAGAAGAAGGTATGGGAAGACGTGACAAACAACGAATTCCCAGGCCTTCCCGAGACGTGCGAGGACGATCTCCTCAAAGAGTCGGGCGTGCTTGCGCAGAATGACTTGGGAAAAGCGTAGAGGCGGCGCGTGAAGACGTGACCCTGGCCGGCCAAGGGCTTCTGGACTTGGCCGCCGGGCGCGACACTATTGAGGCCGAGGCGTCGGCCTTCTTGATCATGGAATGCGTGCGCGTCTTAACGGGCGCACACGGGAAGAGGTAGGCGGCAATGGCCGGGGACGTATCCTTTCAGATTAGTCTACAGGATGACGTCTCCCCGGCCGCTAAATCGGCCGCGGCATCGCTTGCGCAAACCGACGCGGCAATGCGCCAAGCGTCTGGCGGTGTTGCGGCGCAAGCGTCGGAGCTCAATAAACTTGTCGCGACATACGGCAAGCTAAGCCCTGCGGGAGAGTCTGCGAAAGAAGAGCTAGCTTCTCTAAGCGCGCAGATCGACGCAAAGAGAAAATCGCTATCGGCCGCGCAAGCAGCAGAGTTCTCGGCACGCGGAGCGGATGCACTAAGCGCTGACGCGGCGAGAGCTCTTGCGGGCGCCAATAAGATTGCGGCTGACGAGATCAAGAAAAGGGCTGCTGCGGAAAAAGAAGCAAGCGCTGACGCGGCGAGAGCTCTTGCGGGCGCCAATAAGATTGCGGCTGACAAGATCAAGAAAAGGGCTGCTGCGGAAAAAGAAGCACGCGCTGACGCGGCGAGAGCTCTTGCGGGCGCCAATAAGATTGCGGCTGACGCGGCGAGAGCTCTTGCGGGCGCCAATAAGATTGCGGCTGACGAGATCAAGAAAAGGGCTGCTGCGGAAAAAGAAGCCG